CCTCTGTAAAAGTTCTGTTAGTACCACCTGCGATTGCAGTTGCACCCGTACCTGCGGGGCTTGCACTTGGAGAACCATTAGTAGAGAAGTTGCTTGCACTTGTTGAAGTACCTGCGATGTTACCACCATACCAAGTACCAACTGATGCAGACTCTCTTGCAGTACCAGAAGCACCTGCTGCTTTAGCATTTTCTACTCCGATGTTTGCAAACTCAATATCCCTCTTCAACTCTTTACCAAGTTTAGCTAATTGGTAAGCAAGTTCGTCTCCTCTACCTGCGTTAGTAACCGCTTGGTCAGAGCCAGACACACCTACTGTTTTAGCAGAGATCTGAGTGTAGTTGTTAAGTCTTGTTGTTGCAGCTCTGCTACCTAATGTGTAGTCATCGCCTTCTATTTGTGCGTTTGCTGCTGCATTCGCTAAACCATCCGTCTGCCATTCATGGAGGGTTTGACTGGCATTGCCAGAAGCCGCATTTGATATAAAGGGGGTTTCAGTTGGTGCTATATTGTAAATAACATCAGCTAGATCTTCTCTTATACCAACACGATCAAAAGTTTCTACTGTATTTGAAGGTACAGCCATAATTAACTCCTATTCGTTTTGCATCATTTCTTTCAGCACCGATTGTGCGTCACGAAGTGATCCAGATTTTTTCAGTTTATTCATTCTGCGATCAAGACGTTGTTTATCATCGGAACTTTGCGTTACATTGGATGCGTTGGAACGAACAATGCGAGGTGCTTTTTTAACTTTATTTTGGCTTAACTTTGTTTTACGAAGTTGATTATACTTGTAAGCATCAGCTAACAATAAAACTGCACGATGATCTACCATCATAGCAATTTCTTGGTCAGTATAACCACTCTCTTTTTCAAAACTTGTTAAGTTTTTAATAAACTCTGCACCTTTTTCTTTGTCTTTGTAAACTGGTAACTTCTCAGACAAGATTTGACGTTCTTTAGCAATGTACTCGTCATAAACTTTCTTTTGCTCTTGTTGTTGCTCTTGAATGATACGTTGTTGCTCTTGTTGTGTAGCTTGCAATAATTCTTTACGTTTATCTGACTCTGCTTTTTTGCGTACATATTCAGCAGGATCATTTTCATAAAGTCTATCCCAATCTACTTGTTCCTCGTTGCCCAATTGTGACTGTATTTGTTCCAATTGTTGTGCGTATTGACTGCGAGAACTTTTGACTGCTTCTAACTCTTTTGCTAAGTCACTTTGCAAAGACTCAATTTCTTTACGTTTGTCACTTAACTCCATCGTTTTCTTGGTATAGTCTGACTCCCTAGAGTAGCCTTTTCTTAATTCATCGAGGGTAACTTCTTTTCGTTCTCCATTAATGGTAACTTCATAAAGTGTCTCTTCATTTTCAGAATTAGCTTCTATGTTATCTACTACGTCATCATCTAAATCATCTGGTGTAAGTTCAGTAGTGTCTTGTTCAAGATTACTTTCCTTAACCTCTGTTTCAGATGGTTGAGGCTCTTCGTTCCTTGCAGTCTCGTTATTTAAAAGGGTAGCGAAAGCCTCTGCTGTTTCTTGCGTTGTATAAGTTGGTTTAGAAACAACAGATTCCTGTGAAGGCGTGTCTGCCATTTTATTTCTCCTTATTTATTAATCTGTTTACTTGCTAGTTTGCCTGTTTCCATAACAGATTGTAGTTGCACCAAAAGGACATTTAACATTCTTTTCATCATGTAAATTTTTTCTCTTCCTTCTGTGTCTCTTACAGGAGAGTTGATCCATTCTTGATCTAACTCTGCTGAAACTTTTTGTATAGCTTCAACAAATATTTCATCTTCTAATATTTGTTTTGCTCTATGACCTCGTTGTTGTTCTTTATCTAAATCCATTATTTATCGTAATCTTCCATGTATTGCTGTTGTGCAGCAGTCATTTGAGGTGGTTGTGTAAGAAATGGATTACCACCACTAAAACCAGATTGCGTATGTGGATTTGCTATTCCGCCACCAGATTGCATCGTGCCAACATTACCTGGATTTTGTGTATAGCTTACAACATTATTGTTTGGGTTGTTTGAGCTAACAACAACATTGCCACCACCAAAATCTTCTCCACCTCCATAATCAACCATTTGACCACCATACATTACTTCTGCTTCATTTGTAGTAGCAGGAGGTGTTAAGAAAAGATTAGGTTCTTGATTAATATTAAAAACAGGATCATTATTATTATACTGACCTGTAAAATAACCTCTTTTTCTTAATTCCATTTCAATAGCATCTCTTCTCATTTGGTTTTGTTTACCAAAAGGTAATTGAAAATAAGAAGGCATAAATTTACCACCAACAGTAACTTCTCCACCTTTGCTTGGTAAATAACCGATCATGCTATTTTTTAACCACCCATCTTTTAGGTAATTAAGTAATTCTTCATCACTTGCATTTTTCATGTCTTCAATAGACATATATTTTCGTTCTTCTTGATTATTGTCATCATTTTTTTCTTGATAAGCAGACTGACCAAAACGTTCTGTTGGTTGGCATATCCCATCAATTAATTCATAACCTGGAGGACAAGGATCAATTGGTACATCAGTTGATGGTGTCGTATCTAATAAAGGATTTGGATATAACGCATCTGGTGGTAAGCCTTGTTCTATTCGTAAATCATAATTAGGATTACGAAATACATCTGTCGATGGTGTTTTTGGTGTGTTTAAATGTTCCGTGATAATATCTTGTGCAGTTTTGGACATACCAAAAGGAATAAACTTATCCATTAATTTAATCCTTGTTGTAATATTTTAGATGCTAATTTTTCTTTTTCCATTTCGTTTACTTTTTGCTCTTTAATTATTTGCGATGCTAATTTTTGTTCATCGAGATTTAATTTTTGCATTTTAACGACATTATCAGCTTCTAGTTTTTTGTTTTTAAAGTCCATGTCTGCCATTGCCTTTTGTTTCTGTAATTCTATTTGTTGTGCTGCAAGTTGCAGAGCAGGATCTTGTTTTTGTTCTTTTGGTGGCTGTGGAGGTTGTGTCTCTGGATTGATAAAGAACTGACTTGCATCCTTATAGCCACTATTCTGTAAATACTTTTCTAAGGTATTGTAAATTGTTTGTGGTGTAACCATACCCATTCCACCTTGTGCAATCATTTTTTCTTGTACGTTTAAAACTTGTTGTAATACCTGGAGACGTTGGTCTTGATTACCTGTGCCTAATCCTACTTGTACTGTTACATCGTATCTGTTCGACCATTCACGAGGATTCATTGATACAAAATTTCCTCGTAGCTTTACAATACGTTCTTGGTCTTGGTATTCACACACTACTTGTAAAATATTTTTAAATATATCTTTAACGCCTTCGGCAAAACATCGTGCAATTAATTCGATACGTTGCGTAGATGCTTGCATCATCTGATTAACGGAAGTTGCTGTTGTATGTGACTTGTTAATCGTATCTGGATTTAAACCCATTTGTTGTTTAGGTACGCCAGAACGTTGTTCTTTTAATTCTTCTATTTTACTTAGCATTGCCAAACCATCATTAAGGAAGTTTGGAGTTTGCATTGGAGTAACTGCGTTAGGCGATTTCACTCTAACAATACCACCACTTCTTGCTGTTAATAAATCATCTAGGTTTGCTTGCCCATCAACAACAATAGTGCGTGCATTGTTTTGAAAATACATATTATCAAGTGTATTTCTTAACACAGCAGTTTTTACTTGCTGTAAGTCAGCTAATAAATCATAAAAAGATAAACCAAAGAAACGAAAAGGCATTGGAATTCCAACACACATTGCAAATGGGATCATGGAGATCTCTTCGTTCTCTAAAATGATGTAATTATTATATCCACTACCACCAACAGTTATTTTTCGTAACTCAGCAATGCCATCGCCATCCATATCAGCTTTCATGTAGCATTCTGTTATCTGAACAACACGCAAAGCAGGATCAACAAGGCTTGCATCCATATCCGTAGTGTCATCATCGTAACTTCTTCGAACAATAGCTTCGGTATTATAGATTTGTTCTTCGGTAGTAGGTAAACTTTCGACTAATTTTCTGTCATACCCCATGTCAATTAGTTCAGAGACTGTTTTCATCACTCGTTGTGCAATAAAATCACAATCTTTTAGTGATGTTGCTCGTTTAGAGACTAAAATTTCCTCTGGTGGTACAGCATCTATCTGAACTCGACCATAATCTTTGTTTCTTTTGACTTCTACGTCATAAAAAGTTGTTTCATTTTCTGTAATTTCATCAACACCAACGATTTCTACCTCATCATCAATGAGTAATGCTTGATATTGCATCTCGTTTAAGTGTTCGTAGTTCTCTTTTTTCTGTTCAATAGACTTTTTCCAATAAATTTTACAAAAACCATTCTTTTGAAGAAGAGCAGTCTTGAACATGGAGTGCAAAATAGCAAAACCATTGTTGTCTTTTGTAAATATATGGTTGCAGTAGTCGGTTACTTGCTCTGCATATGGCACATCTTCCGGTTGGGATGGCTCAAAATTAACCATCTTGTCCGATTGGGTAAACATACGCATTAAGCTAGGGAGGATAGCTTCAATTGTTTCTAATAAATCTTGGCTAACAACACTTGATCTGCCTTCTACTTCATTACCTAGTGGTTCTCCTAAGTAATATTTAAGAGCTTCTTTACGTTGTGTTGCTAAATCACTTGAATAAAATCCAAGAGAGTTTTGTATCTCCTGTGATATTAATGAAAGTAATTTTGTTTTTGTTAATTTTGCCATTCGTTAAACTATTCCTAAATTTTTGTATTGTATTTCAGTATTCCATTCACTTGATTGATTGTTGCCTACTGCGAAGTACCGGAAACTATCTGCTGCATGAGAAGTCCAGTCGTGTACTGGTTTATTTTTTAACTCTCCCTTTTCGGTGGTTGCCCATCGGTATTGCCTGAGAGCATCTAATCCGTGTTTTGTTTTTTCGTGATCCCACCAACAACGAGATAAGATCATGCGGACAGCGTTAATCCCATCCTCAATACTCAGCTTCGGAACAATAGATGTTCTTAGTCCAAGACTCTGTGCTGTCTCTACACGACTAACACCAGTTCCTATTTCTCGTACATTCGCATCGTGGGGTAAGTAATGCGTATCGTAAATATATTTTTTTTCATCCAAAACTGTTGCGTAGTATTCTAAACTCTCTCCACTATCTTCGTAGTAATCAATAATATGAAAAGCTGATCCTTTGATCTGCACAAACCAGATCGCTGTTTTATCTGCCATTCCTAAATCCCAAAAGGTATTTACTTTGATGCGTTGATCGTAAGGTACTTTTGTTATGCGACCTTCTTCATCTGCTTTGACTAATCCTTTCGCATAAATACTGCCGATAGCTGCACTATCAAAAGAACATTCAAATTCAGCTTCGTATATCTCTTCTGGCATTAAAGCCTTTGCTTCATTTAACTCTAACTCAGAGATAATGCCTGTCTCACTAGCTTTGTATACTTTTGCAAACCAATCGTCTTGGTGTAGTGCATGGTCATACAACTGGTGGAAGCTGTTGTGACCTTGTGGCGTGCCAATCGCAATCATCCACCCTTCTCTATCACTGAGAGCAGGTCTAATTATTTCAGTCCATAGTCTCGGTGGCATTTGTGCTACCTCATCCAGGATAACACCATCAATATATAATCCTCTTAAACTGTCTGGTCTTTCACAGCCAAGTAATTGTATTCTTGCACCATTTGGTAAATCACAGCGAAGTTCTGTTTCATGGTACTGCACATCTGGTAAGACGCTTGTATATTCTTTTACATAATCCCACGCTGTTCTTTTTGCCATCGAATAGGTAGGAGCTAGATAATAATATCTAGGTCTGGGCAACGTATTCTGCATTGCCTTTTTCAGCATCTCATTAATGCACAATACAGTTTTGCCAAATCGTCTATGGCAGACCAACACATTAAAACGTTTAAGATCTTTGTGTACTTCTAGTTGGTGTTTACGAGGTTTGTAGGGTATGACAATTTTCACGCATCCTTACTTCCTTGCTCGTTTAAGTAATCTCTTATTCTGGCTACGTCATTGCCTTTAACTTGACCTTTACCCATTGTTTCTGGGTATTTGGTTTTGTTGTTAAGTGCGATGACCAATTCTTTGAAGGGGTCTGTTACTTTTTTAGTTTTTTTCTTTTTACGCATAATTAAAAAGTGGATTAACTGGCATTGAAGCAAATAAATCTTCAAATTCTTTTAATTTTTCAAGTCTGTCTTTTTCCGTATTATATCTTTTAATTTTTATTCCATTATCTAATAGAATTTGTATTGTTTTTTCATCTGTATCCATTGGAACAATAGCACCTTTAAATTCATTCATTTGTAATGCTCTATTTGGTTTTATTTCAAAATACTCAGATGGTGTATTTGCTAATTTTTTAAGAAAACTTCTAACTTTTTGTTTTGTTGCATCTGTCGTTGTTGGATAAAACTCTCTAAAGTTTTGTTCTATGGTATATTTAGGATCGCCAAATACTTTTATAAAATTATCTCCTGTACTAAAACTATTTTGATCTAAATGTTTGTTTTCTTTAACAAGCAAATCTGTAATTTGACTCAATTCATCATAGAGTTCTGATTGTATGTCATTCATTTCACTCTCTGATACTAAACTATCTCTAGCTGCTGCTAGTTCTTTTTTGTTTTTGAATTTACCTCGCATAATAGATGCAAGATTACCGATACTTGTTGATCCAAAACCTTCTTCTGTTCCTGCTTTATTGCTCATGTGTTTTAACACATTATCTAACGTATGATCTTTGTATCGTATTTTTCCAGAAGGTGTATGACCTGCCACAATTTTCTCTTTTCCTTCTACGCCTATTCTTTCAGCTAAACTATTATTCCATTGTTTAAATTCTGCATTTAATTCTGGTGTAAATACTTGATCTAGTAATCTTTTATATTCGTATTTATCTTTTGCTAAGTTAAAGTCTGGAAGCAATCCTTTTTCTTTGAGGAATGCTATATCTAACATATCGCCAGGCAAGTTGTTAATGCCATTGTTTATTATTTGGTTATATAAATCCCCTGCATAAAATAAAACTTGTTTCGATCCATCTGGAAATTTAAAATCTGATATTTTACTATAATCTCTTCGAATATCATCAACTTCAAATATGTCGGAAAAATAATCAATAATCTGATCCATTTCATTATCAGAGTATATTGTTCTAACAAGAGGGTATCGTTGTGTGTACGCATCTCCTTTGTAAACAGGATTATTCTTTGAAGGTATCATTAGTTCTGGATCGCCAACTAACGTAATTTCGCCAAACTTCATCTCATCAATATTTTCACTAGCAACTGCTAAACTTGGCTTTGGCATACCGCCTATTTTGTCATAGTTTTGTATTCCACTTGCTCCTGTGTTATGGATGACTACCATACCACTACCTTCTGGATATTCTCCAAGAATACCATCTTTCATAACAGGTTCTTCCTTCTGATATAGTATTCCCATGTTCTCTACATTTGGTGTAGAAAAACCTTCATCTTGCAACGTCATATCAGGCGGTACAAATCCTTGATCTATTTCAGCCATCTTAGGAGTAACAAAACTTTCATCATATGTTTTGTATTGAGGAACAGTTAATGGTGTATTGGTATTAACTATTTCTCCTGTTGGTGGCGTAAATATATAACCAGTACCAGAGTCAGAAACATCTCTGTTAAGATGATTATTAATAACATCTTGTGCTGTTTTTTTAGATAACAAACTATTACTATTATCTACAATATTCGGCACTTGTGATAACAAGCCAACTGATCCTATACCAACTAATGATTGTGCGTTGTTAAGTTCGTTCCAATAAGGTGCAGGCGATGGTTTGTATCCTGTTGGTCTGATTGGTAAATAAGCTGATCTTGTCATAAAAAAAATTCATAGAGAGTTTGTTTTGTGTTGAAATAGGTTGCAAAAGCTTAAACAAAGATCGGATGGGGTTGCCATAAAAAATTTTTTACAAATATTTTGTTATTATTTTGTAAAAATGACCAATATCTGACCAGTTTGTTAATTTTCTAAGCAGAACAACAAATAATATACTATGTCTTGTAATATTTTATTTATTTTATTATTTTTTTTGTTCTTACATGAGAGATTTAGCAATAAAAGTATTTAAAATATAAATTGTTATTACATTCCCTACCTTTTCTCACAACCAACCTAAATTAATTCCATCTAATTACAAACAATTTCATCAATATTCCGTCTATTATGGAATAAAACCTTAACGAAAGCGTTTACTTATGATGAATGAAGAACTTATAAATACAATACTAGAATTACTTAATCCATTAGATATTGATAGTAGATACAAAGTCTTAGAAGATCTTAAAGTATCTTTAGATGAAATAGATGGTAATGATCTTTAATCACTTGCCCAACTTATCTCTATCTTCTTATCATCGTTATCAGTAATGGATAACGTTTGTTTCTCTGTGCCATAACGCTTGCTACTGAGCTTGCCTGCTTGCCATTGAACGTTCTTGGCATAAACCTCGAGTAGTTTGACTTTTGACATAGGAATATTCTTATCTTCGAGAGCATCCTCGATGCGTTCATCGAGATTACTAATCAGCATCTCTATCCCAGACTCTTTAGCTTTGTAGTACAACTCTCGCAAGTTATCGTGCTTGTCCATCCATTGTCTCCAAACATTATAACTAATACCGCATTGTTTCGTGGCATTCTTTATTCCCATGCCTTGTTCCAGGAGTAATAATACTTCCTTAACCAATGTCTTGCTGTATTTACTTGGTCTACCCATCTTGGTTTGTTTTACTGGTACTGTCATTAGTGTATTGTTATTTCGTTCTTTGGATGAATGATGTCACTATCCGTAGCTTCGGACTTCATGGTTTGTGCAAAGTCCATAGCTTCTTGCTCCGATGCAAAGTTATAGTATCTAATAATAATTTCTGATTGTTTAGTCTCTGGATTTTTAACCATAAACACACTACAAAACAGATCGTCTGCTAAAAGTTTCATTTAATAAATACCTTATGTCCTCCACAGTTAAGTAATGCTTATGCTTGTTTATGTTATTGTATGCTTCAATGACATCTCTTGGCTCTAATCCTGCGAAGGAACATACTAATTTAAAGTCTTTACCACCAACCCAATCAAGAGCATCCTGGTAATACTTGCTATTTAGTCTACTTTGCCAAAGAAATTTATTACAAGCATCCGTTAATCCTTGAACTAAACAAGCAATCCAAAGTCGCTGTTCGTTCATAAAAAAAAGCCACCTTGCAGATGGCTATAATTGTTGTCGTAATTTATGTGATTATGTATGTTTTTATAGATTTACTATTTGTTTGTTAATAGAGACAAATACAGAACTACATTTTAAAGTATTCAACCAACCTATCTAATGCTTCTCTCAGTTCATCCATTTTATTTCTAGCAGGTTTATTCTCTACGATTACTTGCCACAATATGTGCCAATGCTTACCAACTTCTTTAATGATTGAATGAAACTCTGAATAACTATCAATGGTTGATATAACAGAATGCTCTTTGCTGCCTTGTCCTAAGTTTTCTTTTAAACTTGCAGTTACTCTTTGTCGTATTCCTGCATTCTCTGATATTTGGTCGAACTTATATCCTGCCCAATATCTTCTGCTGTTATTATCAGCATTCGTAATATCAAGTAAATTCCTGGCATAGTAGTTTTCTAATACTGATTTATGTTCGTGTTCTAATCGTCTACCATCTAAAGCAAATACAATACGAAGTTTAGATCCATCAACTTTTCTAACTAACCCATCCTCAGTTTTAATTAACTCTTGTACTCCGAAGTCAGATGGTGCTTTACTTTTCTTTTTTCTTTTCATTCTTTTGTTTTTTTAAATAGCAGCTAGCACAGTAATATTTGTTGTATTGCAAAACATGAGCATCTTGCTGACATTGAGAACACTTTACCATCGTTTAAATTCTTCCTCTGTTATTAAATTTTCTTTGAGCATTTGGGCTACCATATCATCAGAAATTGATGTGCTACGAATTCCTTTTTTTACAAAACCAACATAATCCTTATGTGTTTTCTTTGGCGGTACGCCAAAACTATCTGTTTCTTTTTTTACTGGTAATTCTTCTTCCCACCTCTCATGGTTTAACCAAGTAGCAAAATGTGGAATAAACTTAGGATCATCAGCTTGCCTACATAAAGCATTATACTTTTCAATTAATGTGTCTGGTTTTACGTCTTTTGCTTTTCGTAACCAAAATTTTAAGCCTTCACTTTTCGATCCACGCTTAACTGCTAACTGCTCCCATATATTATTATATATAGATACAGATACAGAGTCTTTGCTAGACATTTGCTTGGCTTTTGCTAGACCACCTTTTTTCCCTGTTTCTTGCCGAATACGAGCAATATCTATCTTATCTTCACGCCTTTTTTTCTGTACTAATTGGTGGTAACGACCATCAACCAATGCAAGTTTGTGCGTTATTACCCACATTAAATCCTTCTTTTGTTGTTCTATTGTTTCCAAATCATCTGTTGGATCACACACCATTCTAAAGATAAAATTAAAATCATTTGGCAAACCTTTTCCATTTGCTAGTCCTAAATGACAGAACAACCTAGCATATAATCCTTCTTGTTGAGCAGTCATTCCTGCACAACCAGATCTCCAGTCTGCATAGTAAAAATCAATGTAAGGAAATTTTATCTCTTCACTCATAGCTTTCCTTAATTGCTAGATAGATCTAAATGTTTAATCACAAGGCACTTCCTTTAAAACAATTAATGATCGTTTCTTGTAATTAGCTTTTGCTAGATATTGCTTTTGAACTAAAGCATCTACCAAGATATATGCTGCACTTGGAGTTTTATAACCAAGTCCTGCTTGTATATTTCTATAAGAAGGAGATTTATTATGTAATTTAAAATAATTTTGTATGTATTGCTGTGTTTTTAACTGTGGAACAGTAAGATTATCTAAAATGGTAACAGATTTATTGCATAAACTACAAGAAACAATCATAGAACTGTCAATTAATGCTGACAATTTGATTTGTAAAGTTAATTTGTTTAATTAAATTGACATTGTAAATAATTTCAACTAATTACCAATTAATGTTTATTATTGTATTAAATTACAAAGTAGGTATCATTTTATGAATAATCTAATGGTAAAGCAAAAAATATTTAAAAAGAAAACTGATCTTGGACAAGTTTGTTATGATTTAAATGTTGGTGGTAGAGAGTTATCAAGGTTATTAGCAAAAGAAGGTTTTGCTATTTCACACACAACAGTTGCTAATCATTTAAACGGAGAAGCTATTAAAGTACATGAATTAAAATGGTATCATCAAGTGTTACAAAAAATAGATCACAATGTTACTCTTGGTTTACTTTGTGGTAATTCTGTTCCAAAATACCCTTTACAATGGGAGGAAACACCAGATTTACCACATTTATCTACAGTTAATTTAATAGAACAAAAACCAAAAGCTGTATTAATGTTTGGTCATGCAGAGCAAAAACCAAATGTAAAATGTATTTTAAGTTGTTTATTAGGTAATCAATATATGCACTTAAAATTTTTTAGCACAATTAATACTTTAGATTTTAAAATGGGTTTTGCAGTTATATTAGCTCAAAATGATTTTGCTTATCACGAATTTATAATTGAAAATAATTTAAAAAAACAATGTGTCAAAACACTTAATCATGTAACAGGTAAAACATTCGATCGTAATTATAAGAAGATATATCCAACAATATCAATGAATTTTCGTTCTTTAGACTTTGAAATTACAGATATATAATAATTTAGTTTACATTGTAAACTTTTGTTGACACTTTCCAAAACTTTCATTAAATAACCTATTATTACATAAGTTGCTCCTTATGTGATGAATAATAACTGGCTAGGTGGCATTTGGTTGAGCAAGTGCCACCATTAAACCAGAGAAAAGGTTGTTGTATGTTTAAACCTTTCAAAATTATTTATAAACTGTTGTTAAGGAAACCGACAACTGTTTTGAAAAAAGTTCAACCTCATACTTATACGAGGTTACAATCTAAATTGCTTACAGTTCACATGATGTCTGTTGAGGACAAATGTTAAGGGGTAAACAATTTTGGTATGGGATTGCTTTCGTGTCATTATGGGCAATTATCATGCTGTACTGTTTTTATGGAATTATCATGGAGATCCCTCTCCCTGTTTAATTTTATAAAAAAAATGCTTGGTGTGGATTTCTATTTTCCTCCTTTCGTTTTAAATAAATCTGCACCTTGCATAATCTACAAGAATAATAAAAAATTTATAAAAGTCAGTTGGGAAGCTGATGAACATTTAATAGAAATAAATGCCAACAGGTAAATACGAATTAAAAGGAAAAAAACTACCTACTACAACACAAGTAATAGGAAGATTTAAAAATGCTATGGGTTTAATCATCTGGTCAAATCAATTAGGTTTAAAAGGATTAAATTATTTTGATGAATTAAAAAAAGCAGGAAATACCGGAACTGCCTTACATGATTTAGCTGAACTTTATATATTAAAAAAAGAATATGAATTACCAGATGATCCTATTGCCATTCATTGCTTTGAACAATTTATTGAATGGTGGGATAGTTTAAATTGTGAAGTTATTTGGACTGAGAAAAAATTTACTAGCAAAAAATTAAATGTTGGTGGCTGTCCAGATCTTTTAGTAAAGAAGGATGGCAAGTATATCTTAGTCGATTTTAAAACTTCTAAAGCAGTTTATTCCGATATGCTAATTCAATTATCTTGCTATGCAGCACTAATTAAAGAAAATGATGGCATAGAAATAGATAGAGCAGTCATTGTTAGATTTCCAAAAGATGATGATGAAACTGAAATAAAGAAATTTTTTAAAGATGATCTTGCTGTTGGTCTTAAGCAATTTACACTTCT